AGAGATATTAATAAGTTCCTGACGCTCTGTCCCATTTGATACCATACGCTCATATTTTATTTTCATTAATTGGTTAAATCCGACACTTGTTAGTGAATTACGGATCACCTGTCAAGCCTTCAAGAAACTCTGCATGGTCTCCCACTTCTTCTTCACGTGCATCTAGGAAGTAAGGTAGCTCGTTCCAAGCAGTCGTTCCGTCTCCTATCTTAATACGATTACGATCAGTATCCAGCTCAATAGCAACTTCACCTTCCAGCAGTACAGGATTCTCATCTCGCCACTCGGCATAAGTACCACGTCTTAATTGTATACGTTTTGTAAAACTAGGCATCTGGTTGTCCTCCGTCGAATATATCAGTGTCGTCCAATACAGGACCACCCCCGTCAATAGTAACAAAAAATGGATCACTCTCCAGCGATGTAACCTTCGTTTGTAATTCGTCAGCTCTCTCTTTATTCTCCTTCACCTTTCCTGAAGATACAGCTGCTAGTGTCCGTTGTTGAGCAGACAGAGGGTGAGGACGAGCTATTGGACGACGAGGCATACTCAGCACTTCCAACGACGCAACGCTAAAGCTTTACGGGTAGGTCTGCCTTTACTGTCTTTCATTGGTCCCTTGTTACCTGACATACGAGCACAGAAGGAACGCTTACGGGGACCACCACCGGGTTGAGGAGCTTTCAGTTTAGACCCTGTAGCACGATTGTACTTACGTCTACCCTTTGCAGTGAGTCCACCTTTACGGCTTTTCTCACCTCTGCCTATGGATAACGATACACCCACCTTACTTCTTCTTCGGGAACCCACGCTTCATATTACTGTAAGCTTTAGGGCTAATCGTTGACTTCTTCTTACTACGGCTAATACCGAGTTTCTTTCTTCTGTTTATGTTTGCGTATAATCCTTTTGGCATATCTATCTTTTCATTAGCAGCTCCATCATACGATCAAGCTTAGTGTTTATCTCTTTAATATTTGTTTCAAGTCCACCCATACGATTCTCAACAGCAGTGTCTCTTTCACTTTGTGCTGCTAACTCCACCTCTATCCTAGTCAGTCGTTTCTCGTCGTTCTCTAATCTATCTGACAGTTTCTTTATCATCCACCCGATAACGGCAAGTATAACACCGAGAGCGGTATCTAAGAAGTGGGAGAGTGATTCGGTCATTATGATTGCAAGGTTTCTACTTTAGCTTCAAGAACTTCTATTCTATCCATAGCTTCTTGTAGTGCTTTAATAGCTTTCATGTAAAGTACAGAATATTTCACAGATTTAGTGATTTCGCTATCAGGGTTTTCAGGATCATCTAAAATATTTTTTACAAGACCATTCATTCCTACTTGTACGTTACTCGTATGTTTTTATAATTTTAAAGTTTTGTGAAATCGCATTCGCCTATTACTTCAACTTCAAAAACAGGATTAACAGTTGTTAAAACGGCTGTGTTGAAATCTACAGTTACTTGAAATCTGATGTTATCTGTATCTTCTATAGCGGACACTTCAAGTGATGTTACCGAAAAATTAGAAGATACATCATTGTGAACCGTACTTGCTAATACCTGTTTATCGCAAATAAAAGCGTTTTGGTCGCTTCTGTCTTGAACCACGAAAACACTTTGCTCTAATGCCTTTCCATAACCATTAAAATCTAAAAAGGCTTTGACCGTTACAAAAACTCCTGACGCACCTTGCCCCGCACCTCCGGCATTTAGGCCGTCTAATTTAAATATATCAGTAGCAGTAAGATCGGGTACATCTGTTTTTCGTATAATACTTTTATAATTTTGTAATTCTTTTGTAGCTGTGGGGTGATCGGGATAAAAAGCTATAGCGTGTTCAAGAACTCTACTATACTTAATCCAATCCCAATTTATATTTGTTAAAGAGATTTTAGATTTATTATTCCAAACAAACGAAACATTTTCTACAAAAGCTAAATTTCTAGTTAATTTATCAGAGGAACCAAACTGTATATTGCTTATTTTGTATGATTCTTCGTTACTAAAAGTGCCTTCAAAACTAAAACCACTACTACCCTCGTAGGGTATAATCATAGTACCGCCCATAAAATTAACATCCACAGGGTACGCACTTGTAGGACTTGATTTTATATAAACACCTTTATTAGTTCGTTCTACGTATATATTGTAAACATCAGTAGAAGTGTCAGAATCAATATAAACAGCCGTCGTTGCGTTTTCTGCGTCTAAGTTAAAAAATGTAGGTTTTGATTGTCCGTCGGAAGATGTGTTTAGGTATAAACAAGAGTTCGTAAAACTGCCGCCCGATCCATTACCGACTATCGACAAGTTATTAAAACAATTAGATAAACATTTTCCCGATAGTCTCACACCTACATCAACACCCGATCCAATCGGTATTTGCCATATTTTAACTCTTTCAAAGTTTATCCTGTAAGAATCTTTAATTAATACAGCTTCAGTTTGTGCATTAGTAATATTGTCGCATTCAATCGTCAAGTCTCGAACAGTAACATAATTCGCATAACCCCCCACAAGTCCTGTACCATCAATTATTAAAGCCTTACAATCGTATGGTTTTATTATGGTACTATCCATACCCTCACCATAAATTGTAACACTATCTAAATTTAAGGCAGTAGATATTTTATATTCACCTTTAGGGAAGTAAACAGATTTTTTGGTATCTATAATACTTTGAATCCGAGTAGCGTTATCGTCTCCTGTAGTGTGATCTGTACCATCATTCTTTACCCCATAGTCCAACACATTCACAGCGTCAGCAAACCTATCATCAAGACTTCTAGCCGTCGTTGAACCCGTCGCTATAACCTCGTCTCTAGCTACTTGTATCCCGCCTTGAGTCGCCCCGTCATGTAGCACTAATGCGTTCTTATCGGTGTCTACTGTCAGTTCACCTTGTGCTCCTGTAAAGCTGCCATGTTGAGCTGTTGTTCCTCTTCGTAATTGTACTTGTATGTTACTCATAGTTATTAAGTTTTATAGTATTGCTCCGTAATCGACGTAGTCGTCTGCTCCTGCTACAGCTACAGAGCCATAGTCTAAAGTGTTTGCCATATATGAATAAGCGTATCTGTATCCTCTTTCAATAATAACAATAGACGCACTAGCTGCTGGAGCTGAGTCAAAGCGTAGTACATTTAAACCTCCTACTATCGTATAGTCGTTGGGTGATTGTACTGCTCCGTTTACTGTTACCAAGTAAGATTGAGAGTCGCTGTGGTTAGGTGTGAAAGTTAACTCAAAGTCTGTATCAGACCCTGTTTGTGTAAAAGTAGAAAAGCCCGGAGGAGCACCAGTACCTAGTGTTAACTGATCAGCTACTCCAGTGACGTATTGTTTATTAACAACATCCCGTACACCTAATGGGTCTGCCATTTCAGTAATACGATTGCCATTCATATCAACATTAGCTGACAAGTTACTACCGTCAAAATGGTCGAGCCCTAAACCGTCGATATAAGCACGGTCTGCAAAGTCTTGAGTATCAACGTAGCTTTTTGTAACAGCGTCTTGTGCGTCCGTTGGATCACCTAGGTCTGTTATCTTAGCACCGTCAGCGTCGTAATGCTCCGTACCTTTCTTCGTTAACTGCTCACCACCAGCACCTTCCGCAGCTTCTTGGGATAGATAATAGTTGTGAAGATAAGCGTCATCAAGGGCTTCCTCCGTAAGAACAGAACCATTAACGAAATCAACCAACGGCGAAGCCGTCGTACTATTGCGGGTAATTTTAACGACGTTTCCAACGGCGACCACACCCGAAGTTATAACGATTTTAGAAGCGCTAATTGAAAACTGACTCGACAATATTTGAGTGCCGTTGACATAAACATCAATTAAAGGTGTACCATCCAGGTCGTTTAAGTATGGAAAAGAAAATTCAAAACCATTCTCAACTTGATCCGATATAGCGGAAGTATATTCTACGTATGTGTTCGGCATGATTTCTGTGTTATATTATTACTTTTTAATTGCGATTGTTTCAAGGTTTACTTTACTAACTCCTGTAATTCAGGTGCGACGGTTTCCTTCGGAAGCTCCTTACCTTCGAATTGAAGCGTTTGTAGTTCGACATTATATTCGTATTGTTTCTGTAACATAGGATACTCTTCTAACAATTGACCGAAAGCTGCATTTCTATATGCCTCAAAAACTTTGCTTATAGCTTCTTTTTGCACTTCAGGCAAACTATTACCAGCTCGCGGAACTGTAATCTTTGATAAGTCAGGATTATCATAAGCTTCTATAACCGCTTGTTTAACATCGCTTTCTGAATATATCTGTTTCCATCTATCGTATAAAGACTGA